AGCCAGTGAGAGTTTCAATGACTCCCAAGGACGAGATTAGAGATCAGGCCAAATTGGACGTGTTTAAGATTAGGCTTTTTGCCGTTGTCGATTTCACGTACAACATCGCTTTGCGCATGTTTGTTATGCCAATTATATCCTTTCTTTTGGGCAACCCCTTCTTTTCACACTGCTTCGGTGTCATGAATGCGGGATCTCACCAGTGGGGCCAATTGGCCCACCACGTGTCGTCGGCAGGTGGGAGTGTTTCCGACATGGATTTTTCCGCGTACGACACTTCCCATGGCATGATATCTTTTCTGCTAGTCGCTGAGTTCTTTTATTTGATAGCTCTGCACGTGGGTTATTCAATTGCCGAAGCAACTTGCACCTACATGGCTATCGTGTCACTTTGCGTACAGCATACGTCTTTTAATGGGGATTTTTTGCTTAAAATCAAATCAATGCCCAGCGGCGTGGTGGTCACACTCATATTCAACTCTGTCTGGAATGAGACCATGATGAGGGTAGCTTTCCTCGAGTTGTGCCCCGAAATTCCAATTGAGAGATTCACCGAACTAGTGAAACCCGCTCACGTCGGAGACGACAACATTTTTGGGATCTCGCCGGAGATAATTGGCAGGTTTAACGCCGTAACCATTTTCGCCTTCTACGAGCGTATGGGCTATGTCGCTACACCTGCTAGCAAGAACGGCGCCCCGGTCCAGTTTGGCGAGTTGAAAGACCAGACCTTCCTAAAGAGGAAGTTTGTCAAGGATCCTGAAACAGGGTACTGGTTCGCTCCGTTGGATGGACTCCATTTGGAAGTCATTAGCTTTCGAGAAATCGGACGCAGGCGTCACCCCCTTGGAACGCCTCTACGCGTGCGCCGAGAATGCGCAGCGAGAGTTGTTTCTCCACGGTAGGCCGGCCTTCGTCAAATTCCAGACTGAGCTGAATGATATTTTTAAGGCGCATGGGTTAGAGGAACCTCGACAGTTGTCGTGGGACGAACTGCTGTTGCATTTTGAGAACAGCACTTTCACCACGTACGACTGCTGAGGGGACTAACCCAACAAAGCTGTG